GCCGTACTCACCCAGACCCTCCTGGGTGGCGTCGCTTTCCAGGTATTCCCGCGCTGCCTTCACGTTGGGGAGGCTGATTGCGTGGTGAAGGACCTCGTACACCTTCACCTGGGCGTCCTTTGGGATCGCCTTGATCTGGCTCGCAAGGGCGGGCGGCCGCCCTGCCGGGTTGCCGCTCGTCCCCTTCTTGATGCGCTTGAGGTTGAGCAGGGATTTCGGATTGTATGCCATGTTATTTCTTTCCTTTGTAAGCGTAGATGATATTGCCCTCCTCGTCCTTGCCGGCCGGCACGACGATCCCCTCGAACATGCGGTACGGATTCTGCCCGGACTGCGGGTTGTTCCACAGCCAGCGCATATAATCCGCCATCGTCATACCCAGGAAATGGGCGCGTTTCTCGGAGCTATTCGCGTTGAAACCGACGGCCCGCCCCCAGTCGTAGCTGTGAAGTGAGAGCACGTCCGGCTCGATGTCCTTCCAGCGCACCACGCCGTTTTTCTTTGCGATCTGCAGCGCCTCGCAGAACTGCCCCCGGCTGTAGTTCCAATCCGGGGGCAGGCCGCAGCAGCTCCCGTTGCAGCACATCTCCTTGAAATGGGCGTCGGACACGTAGAAGCGCATCCCGTACTTGTCGCATTCCGCCTTCATGTTGCGCACGAAGGGCTCCTTGACTTTCCGGTTGAGCCGCAGGTAGCCCTGGCTGTAGGAATAGCGCTTGTAGAACTCCATGAAATCGAAGCCGCAGAGCCGGTTGAAGATGGGCATGTTGTCCCGCAGGACGGCGGACCGCATCTCAACGCACATGAACTCCGTGGACAGGGCGGAGGCGCCCCGCTCGCCGGCCTCCCGGATGAGGTACAGGTAGGACGGGGTGCTGATGCCGATGATGAACGGGCGGAGGCGGAGCGTTGCGCCGCCGGCGTCCGCCTCGGCGATCCGGCGGATGGCCTCCAGGCGCTCCAGGGGTGTGGGGACGCCGCGCTCCATCTCGCGGGCCTTCTCCTCGTCGAGGGTGATGATGCTGAATTTGAAATTCCAGTTGCGCTGCCCACGGACCAGGGACATATAGCGCTCGTCCTGGGTCCACCACGTCGCCTTCGTCGAGAAGCACAGCGGGTAGTCGATCTCCTTGAAGAAGCGGAGCAGCTCAAGGGTCTTTCCGTACTTGCGCTCATACCCGTCGAATTGGTCCGACAGGCCGCCCCACTGCATCACGCGGCGCTGCTTGATATAGGGGGCGAACTGACCCGCATAGCGGTCCGGGTCGGTGAACATCTTTTTGATGTGCTCCACGTTGACGGCGCGGACCTCCTTGGACAGGTAGGCCTCCTTGCCGTTGCCGATCGCCCGCTGGAACTGCGAGAAACAATACATGCACCCGAAGGCGCAGTTGCTGTACGTGTCGAAGGTCATCGGCATCGAGCAGTCGGCGATCTCCGCGGACCAGCGGGGTGATTGATAATAGCCCATGTTATTTCTCAAGTTTTTGCAGCCGGCAGAGGACAGCGTCCCGGATCGCCTCCACGCTCACCTTCGAGGTGTCGAATTGGAGCACCGGATCGCCTCCACGCTCACCTTCGAGGTGTCGAATTGGAGCACCGGGACGCCGATTGACGCCCACTTCCGGGCGGCTACCATCGTGCGCTTCTGCTTCTGCAGGATTTTGTCGTAATTCCGTTTTCCGTCTCCCCGCTGCCCGGAGGACCGGGCCTGGAGCCGGTTGTAGAGGGCGAGCCCGTCCGCGTACAGGGACACGACCAGGGCGCGGTCTCCCTTGAACAGGGCGTTGGAGAGGTTGAGCCCGAAGGTGTCCATGTACGACCCTTCGCAAAAGATCGTGTCAGCGTTCCGCAGGCCCCGCTCGACGACGCCGGCCAGGGCGCCGGTGCCGGTCGTCCCGTCCTCGTTCTTGAGACGATCGACGCCTCCGAACTTGCTGTTGTAGCTCCCGGCGAAGGCGACGCGGCCGTTGCGGGCGTACACGACCTGATCCTCCTCCAGGATCGGGCCGCCGTAGTAGTCCATGATGGACCGGGCGAGGGTTGACTTGCCCACGCCGTTGGTCCCGATTATGAACACGACAGCCTTCATTTTGCGAGCTTGTAGATGAGTGTCTCCCAGCGGGTCCCGGCTGCGTCGGACAGCATGCGCTCGGTGTAGTAGCCGTCCCACCGGGTGCCCTTGACGAACTTTGCGACGGCGCACAGGCTCGTCTCGATGGCAAAGGTGTTGTCTCCCGTGTCTTTGCGGGCACGGACAAGGAAGGCGTCAAGCGCTGCGCGGTCCTTGCTTCCTGCCAAAATCTGCGCACCCTTCGTGTAGTTCTCGCCCGGCTCCCATCCCGGCCGGAGGTCGTCCGCCCAGCCGGGGTGCATGACGTTGATCCAGACCTCCAGGAACAGGTACGCGGCGTAGCGTCCGAAATAGTACCAGCTGCTCACCTCCTTGTAGGCCTCCGTCGTGGTGTTCGCCCTTATCAGCCGGGCGAGCTTGTCCGCGGTCATCTCCTGGAGCAGCCGGGCGAAGGCGCCGTGACAGCGCACATAGCGCCGATCCGTCCGGAACTTGAGCTTGCCCATGTCCCGCTCGCCGTTGAGCATATCGAGGGCGCTGGGGATATGGTACGTCATGGCATAATAATATACCAGCCGGAAGGCGTCCCACATCGGCAGGTGGAAATGCCGGCAGAGGGAGGCGATCGTCCGCTCCTCGACGCCGGCGTCCCCGCGCAGGTGATACGCTATGTATTCGTCGTAGGTCATTCCGCGAGCGGCTTGAGAAGGGGCAGCTCCTCGTAGGGATAGACCACCTTGTCGAACGTCTCCAGACCCAGGGTCTGCGCGATGGCCTCGGCCTTGTCCTTGGGGAAGACGATGATGATGCGCTCCATGGCGGTCTGGTCGTCGCCGGTGATCTTCGGGAGGTCGTCCGGGTTGATGTCGAGGCCCTGGAGCTCCGGGGGGAGATTCTCCGCGCCGGGGATCGTCGAGCTGCCGGCGCCGGGGGCGGGTGCCTGCGGCTCCGGGACCTTGCCCCAGTCCTCCGGTACGCCTGCGCCCCAGGCTGACAGGTCGAGGTCCGCCCACTCGTTGGCGAGGGCGTCGAAATCCCACTCACCGAAGGACCCGTTGTCCTTGATGACGATCTCCTTGAGCTTGGAGACGGGCGTGGACGCCGGGAACACGATACACGGGACCTCCTTCACCTTGAGCGCCTTGCTTGCCTCGTAGCGGAGGTTGCCGCCCAGGATTACGTACTTGCCGTTGTTCGGTACGACCAGCAGGGGCCGGGCCTCGAACAGCTCCGGGGTGTCCTTGATGGAGCGGGCGAGGCGGTCGATGTCGGTGCGCGTCCATTGGCGCGGGTTCATAGGGAGGCCGGGGATTTGGCCGATGTTCATTTCAAGGTCGGCCAGGGGCAGTTTTACGATTTCCATATCACATAGGTTAAAAAACAACAATCATTGACGGGAACGGGGCCGCATTCTTGCTCTCGTTGAAATGCAGCCGGCCGCGCAGGAAACGGATTTCCCTTGCACGGTGGTAGATATAGTCGTGGAAATAGGCCGTGTCCGTCCGGGCCGGGATGAGCATAACGACGAGCGTGTCTGGCTTCGCGGCCTCCCGTGCGCACTTCCGGACCCAGGCCGGGAGCTGCCGCCCGTAGGGAGGATTGCAGAACACTCTGCACCCCCCCCAATTTTTTGTAAGTCCGTCATCCTCAATGGTATAGTGTTTTGCACACTTCGCGTTTTCGTGCGTGCAGCACGGGTCAAGGTCAAAATGGAACTCCGCGTCAAGCGCCGCGAAGGTCGCGGCGGGTGTCGCCCACTCGTTGTGGTTGCTGCTGAATAGGGCCCCGTTCATCTGCATCTCAGGAAATACATTATGCGCCTTGCTGAATCGAAGCGGACCGGGACGTTGTTTGCGGCGTGGTAGACGGTCTCCCAGTGGCAGCGGGTCCCGCGGGCGATCGCCGCGATGGTGAGCCCGGATTCCCGGATGGCCCCGGACAGCTCCGCCAGGCCTTCTGCGAGGTCGGCGGCGTACTCGGTTTCGGGTATGCGCCTGTCCTCGTTCATCGCTTCAGCCTCCTCTCGTAGTCCCGGCGGAAGCGCCGCCGCTCCGGGCCGGTGCCGTAGGTCATTATCTTCAGGGCTGATTGAATCAGCTTGAGCTGCTCGTCGCGGGCGGGCGGGTCGAGCTCTTTCTTGATTACTTCGATCTTTTCCCGCAGGTAGTCGGTAAACTGCGCGTTTGTCATCGTTTGCGTGTTTTGGTCTCGTGGCAAAGGTATAAA